TATTCGTAATTAATTAAATCAACATCACTTCGTTTTTTTATTTCTTCGACCATATCATTAACTTTAGTGAAGTATGGAAAAGTATCTATGAATCTAAAATTAACATAAGAACCATAAGGATTGTTATTGGTTTCTAATTGTAGTTCTAGGTCTGTTATAACGAAATCAACTTTTACTTTGTCCATTCGGACACTATACTATTTCTTACGCATGATGTCTGCACCTTTAAGACCATAGATTGCAGAAACTACTCCAATAAAAATAGCTTGATACCAATAAGGTAGATTGCTAAAGTACTCGAAAAAAGTATCTAGCTTATTACGAATTTCTGGATCGTCAGAAAACACAGACCAACCCAATAACAAAATAGGAATAGATACGAGAATAAGAACAAACTCGTCCTTAAATCCATTGTCATTACTTTCAATAACTTTTGCTTTATATTCAATCTCGCCTTTCGCCATCTGCTCTGCATGACGCATTTGAGCATCTGACAATAATTGTTTTGTTCGTTGTTTATTTTGGTATAGCTTAGCCCCTGTCTTTACACCCAACGATAATAAATTCAACCACATTTTATTCTTTCTCCAATAATTCTATCTGCATATCAATTACATGCTTTGCTTTTTGTAAATCTTTAATTTGATCTTTTTTAGATTTCCATTTTTTATCATACCTAGAAACATATTTAATAACATGAGTTTGACATGCATTTAAATTGTTAGCCATGCAATATTCTAAAGGCTGTATTTTAAGGCTTTTATAGTGATCTCCTGATACTTGTTCAGAAAATGCAGAATTATCGCTGTGCGTGGCTCTATGGCTCTTTAAAAGGGTCTTTTTTAATGTATTTGAGGTCATACTATCTTCTTAATCCAATTACCTTGATTGTCAAGCACCATAGGGAGTAATCGTGGCACACCATTTAAGATTATTCCACAACCTAAAATAAACCTTGTTCTAAAATTTTTAGCATAGGCAAAAGCCATATTTTTTTGGTCGATTAAACAACCAACATTCATGCCAAAGAATAAATTATCAGGATTAGCCCACCAAGATATTACAAACTTTGTATGATAGTGTCCTTGAACACAACTCATGCCCATAGCTTGACTTGTTTTTAATACATCGGCACTACGACCATGTGTGAAAAAACATCTTTGTCCATTTCCCATTGTAAGTGTTAAATCATCTATCCACTTCCATTTTTTAGTTCCTAGAAAGTCTCCATAATCTCTTAAAAATTCTTTACTCATTCCATATTTTAGCGCTCGTCTATAAACTAAGCTAGAATGGTTACTATCTACTTCTGTTACTTCTGGAAATATATCTTCTAATTCTTTTATGTATTTTCTAGCTTCTTTTAATTCGTGTCCAGCAGAATATAAATCAGGGTTACTATCGTGCATTGATATAGCATGAAAATCTAAGCTATCTCCTATGTTAATAATTCTATCTGGTTTAAATTCTTTTTTAATTTCTTTTAAAAAGCTAATCGCATCTTTATGATGGTATGGAATATGCATGTCGCTAATAACAAGGATTCTCTTATTCATACAATTATTGCTTGTACTTTCTTTTTTGCTTTTTGTAAAGCCTACAGCTTTTCTAACAAAACCATAATCACATAACTCATAGCACTAATTAATGAGCCTGTGCATATTAATAAAATTCTTTCAAGTCTTTTTACTTTTTCTTCTATTACTGAAATTTTTTGATGAGTTAGTTTCTGCATAATACGACAAAGTTTTTCGTGAGATTCTATTTTTTGTAATGCAGATTTACTCATTAGCTTTGAACCACTTCCTCTAAGATTAATTGGAATCCAGCAGAAATTGATGTTGTAGCATCTGCTTTGGCTCTTATCTCTAAATCTGATTTTTCTGATAAAATTTCTGGTACTAGATAGTCTTTTCTAAATGGTGTTCCAAATGAAGTAATTAATGATTTAGTTTGAAAAGTATTTCCATTTAAAGGTCTTTGCATAAATTTAGCCTCAACTTCTTTTTGCTTACTTGTTCCAACATCAATAGACATTAGAAAGCCACGATAGTTTCTGGGAATTGAATAAACAGCTTGAAGTGATTGTCCATAACCAACATCAACTACTGAAACAGCTATTGAATTAACTGTTGTCGTAATTTTACCAACATTAACAACTCCTGTATTAGCATTTTCTAATACTGATCTAAATACTCTAATAAAAGATGTAGTAGAAGCTGAACCACCTACTGTAATAACCTCATCAGCTAAATCCCAATTCGAATCTAAGCCATAAATATGAAGTAAGCTATCATTGTCATCTGTAGAAGTAGATGTTGCAACTGCTGTAGTAGGAGTTGTAGGGTAAGAATAAAGACTACCATTTTCCCATATCGTTTCGAATACTGTTCCTACTGCTGTGTTGTATCCAAATTTTTGAACTCCTGAAAAATTAGGAATGTTGCCTCTTTGAATAGCAAGTCCTAATGGCATTTGTGTTAGATGGTTTATACTCATTTTTTCTTTCTTGGTTTATATTTTTTTATAGCTTGAGAAATGAAGATGTTTTTATATAGAGAAACCTTTTTGCCAAATAGCTTGTCAGCCTTTTTCTTGCTTGATTTATATGCACGGCTTTTCTTATTAAAAGATTTAGGTTTTCCTAATCTCTTTGGTCTAGCTTTAGCATATATAGGTTTCTTTGTGGCCATTACTTCTTCTTCTTTTTAGCTTTTTTCTTTTTCTTCATTGGTGGACGACCTCTAGTCTTCCCATAAGTTCCTTTTCCCATTGGCATAATTATCTCCTATTAATTAGTTAATTTTCCACCAGACCATTTGGCTTCTGGTAATCCATTAGTATATGATTTTCCATCAAATGTTAATACTTGTTTTCTATTTGAGCCATCTTTGTATGAAACATGAATCCACCCACTATTAGCTTCTCCTGTGTAATATTCTAAGATCAGTTGGTCAAAGTCACAATGGTTTTCAATCCACAAAGCTACTTCAAGATTAGAAACTCCAGCTATTTCAAAATCTGTTGCGTTACCTGTGGTATGTTGTGATGTTTTTTTACTACCTATTGCTTCGCATAATTCTTCTGATCTATAACCAGATGTAATAGTTACAGGCTTATCAAACTTTGCTCTTACAGGTTCAAGCACTTCATAACAGAGATCGCCTAAGTTTTTAATCTCTCCACTACCAGCTTTATTCTTTATGCCTTTTCTGGTAGCAGTTTGACTTTTTTCGAACTCCTCAAGTGTGAAGTGCTTTGAAAGATTCATGGTAGTTATTTAGCTTCTTCTTTTTTTTCTTCTTCTTTAGGTTTAGCTTCTTTGAATTTATTAACCCAAACTTCTGCTAAAATATCTAAGTCTTGAATTTGCGAAAGAAGATTATTTTTTGATTGTTGAATATTTGCAAGTTTGCTAACGATTGCAACTTGTTCGTTAGACATTTCTTCCTTATTATATTCTTTACCATCAATAGTTATATCTGCCATTACCACTCCTTTGTTTTTGATGTCAATGCTGGGTTCTTTTGTTCTTCGATTTGTGCTGACAAGTTAGTTTGCATATCTTCAATCGTTGTATCTTGGTTTTCAAGAACACAATTTTCGCAATGCTCCTTAGTCATACTATCGAAATCCATACCATCTGAACCTGCACAAGAGCCATACATAGATGCAGAATATTCTCCATCTACTGCTGTATATCTCCAATGTATTGTCTTAACTACATTCTCTGAATCTGTTTCAAAGTTTGGAAAAGACCATGTGTACTCGATCATAATTGTTCTCCTTATATGTTTTCTTGGTTAGCTTTAAAAGTTTCATAAGCATCTTTAACATCTTGTGTCCAGACTGCGTTACATACTGCTTGAACCTCTGAGTGTTCATTAGATATATCTGCATCTGGCATTAAAGCATGTCTATGATACTTTCTTGATAATTCTTCGTTGTCTTCCATAACTACAGTATCTGTTCTTACTTGAACTGATTTGTATTTTCCGACCACTTCGATTTTACCAATCTGTGTCTCTTTAGTTATTGCCATGTGTTGTCTCCTTTGTTGTTAAATTTTTCATTATGATATTTGATATGTTATATTTAATATTATATGTGTACCGACATCATTTCCTACAACACTAGTTCTATCCTCATTATAAAAATTTAATGTATCAGAATTAGAGCCTGTTCTAACCCATCTCATTTTATTTTGTAAATCGGCTACTGCTGGTTGAAAAAGATTTGTTCCATAATTAAATGGTAAACCACCGATTGTTAGGATTGATGCATTTTTACCAGTGATTGATGTTAAGTATGTCATTACAGTTACTAAATTGCCAATTTTTGTATATTTAGCTATAGTAACTGCAAAACCACTTAGTCCTGAGTTTGCTGTAGGTGTCCAAGTTCCTTCTTCGTAATCGTCTAATTTGTTTGCTGTGCCTGTGCCACCAACATATAGACCACCACTTAAGTATAGGTCTTTGAAACGGTAAAGATTACTGCCAAAATCAATAGAATTATCTCTTAGTGAACCTGTAGTAGGGTTTGTTGGGTAAATAGTGTCATCATTTCCGTGAAATTCTAAACCAGTATCACCGTTACCAATGTGTAATTTATCAGAACGTGTACCAATTTCACCAATTAATGTTCCATCTTTATAAAATTTTATTAATGAACCATCACTTGTAAGTCTAGCAATTTGTAATGCTGTACCACCATCTCTTGTAAAAGTTGAAGGAGTAGTAAAAGGTCTTAAATTTATACCTTCTGTACTAACTGCTGAACCATCAGATGTTTTCCCCACCAATAAATTTCCAGATGAGTCGATACGCATACGTTCTGAACCATCAATTTTAAATCCTATGTGTGAATCTGCTTGGTCATTTCCTGTATCACAACTAATTTCAAAATCATTAGCTTCACTACCGATTTTATGATGTAATCCTGTAACAGATGTATCTGAAAATCTAATTCTTGGTGCTGAAGAACTAATATCTACTTGTTCTTGAGGAGAAGTTGTACCAATACCTACTTTACCGTTTGTATCAATACGCATACGTTCTGCATTTTCTGTTTCAAAAAACATAGCATTATCGTTTCCATTCCTAACTGTACCAAGAGAAGCACCATTAGTGTCAGAGTTTTTGTCATTTGAAGTTATAAATCTTATTCTTGAACCACTACCAGTATCTCCTGAATTATTTCTTATTTGTAAACTATCATTTATAGAACCACTATTTGTTGCAACAATTTCAAGATTATGTGCTGGAGAACTTGTACCAATACCTACGTTACCATTTGCTTCAATACGCATACGTTCTGTAGTCGAACCATTAA